CTGTAACCGCGCCTTTTCTTTCGGCGCGGCAACTGACGAACCTCGTTGGTATTGCCGCGAACCTAGGTATTGGGTAAGCGGCCTGCCAACAAAGGGAACTATCTTATGGCTTTTGGAGCCACAATCTCGATCACGATCAACGCCATCGCTAAGGTGTTGAATCGGATAAACCAGGATAACTACGGATCGGAGTTTTACCTCCGAGAGACTCTCGTCTCATACCGGCTTAAAATCCGGCATTCCAAGGTGAAGGCGTCCGTGGAGAAACCGTATGTCCAGGATCGGCATAACGCCGAGCTGGTTATCACGACTTTCGCTACTTCGACCGTCCCACAAAAGGCATCAACGTATTACACGGTGATGCAGGTACCAGAAGATGCTGTAATGGCCACCGCGTCCTTGGAAGGACAAGGTTTTGGCTCCTACATCATGAATGCGACTCGGGTTGATGACATGCTGGCGTGGCTATCGTAGCCTTGCCTTTATAGTCACCGTCGGAGTCGTTTCTTGGTACGTCCTCGCGCTTCTATTCTTGGAGCTGCGAGGTTGACTTCCTGGTTATTGGAGCTCTAACGGCCCGTACGACAAACAGGAGAATATCCCTATGTCTAAACGGTACGTAGAAAAGTTCCTAGATCTGCTTAGCGGCACCCTTCGGGATGCCGTGTCATTAGACCCTCGTCTAACGGAAGGGGTTCAGAAGGACGTCAAACGTCTCGCCACCCTTTCGGTCGAACATGGGGATGCACTTTTTACCGTGCTCCTTCCTGATCTAGGCAAAGCCTTCTTGGCGATGCTTGATCAACGCTTCCTTACGCGTACCGGCCTTCCTCTTTCGAGGTCGATAAATACGCGGACCATGATCCCAAGACTATTCTCGGGGCTGTGGTTGAAGGTGTTCGATATAAATGGATGTCTACGACATGACGCTGATCCGAATTTCGTACTTCTCCTGCGACAACTTTTTGAAGCAGGTAAGAAGTTTGAATCATCGTGTCCTCCAAAAGCCGTTTACAAGACGGTTGAGGGATTTTACGATGTCGAATCAGGGCTGTTTCCACCATCTCCCTTCTGGGATTTGGATTGGTATTCAGATCATCACTACGATCATCGCTCTCTTGGCGATGTTTACGATAGTGACTCCGGTATCCTGGAGAGACCCATTGGGTTTAACCAGAAACGGGGCATGTTGGATCTTTGTCAGCGCGTTGCTGACAGAGTCGTGTCCGACACCTTCGGAGGAGCTTGGCCTGAACGGGCCATTTTCCGCCCGGAGGAGTGGGCATTTAGACACGGACCAGGAGCCACGTCTGAGGCCAAGCGAGGAGGACTGTTTAAGTACTCCTTTAGAGCTTGGAATCCCAGACTTGATAGTGTTTGGCAGTACGATCAGTTCGGAGTTCCGAACTCCTCCGTACTCGCCGACTCCTCTGCGCTTGAGGCATCCGTGCAGTTCATAGAACTGCATAGTAGGCTCATCGCAGTGCCAAAGACGATGAAGGGACCCCGGCTGATAGCCGCGGAACCTTCAAGCAATCAATGGTGTCAGCAGAATGTCCTTGACTATATATGTGGACATCTGCAACGACAGGAGACTCGCTTAGGCGGATCCATCGACTTCCGTCGACAGGATCTTTCAGGGGCGAGTGCGCTTTCAGCTTCCGAGAGTCGCTCTCATGCGACAATCGATCTAAAAGACGCCAGTGACAGGTTATCCTGCTGGCACGTCGAGGCTATGTTCAGGGGGAATTCTTCCCTTCTGAACGCCATGGCGGCTTGTCGGACGCGTTATATCTATAACGCGATCGATCACAAACGTCCTAAGATCCATAAGTTGCGTAAATTTGCAACTATGGGTAGCGCTCTAACGTTTCCGGTACAATCCTTGGTCTTCTGCATTATCGCCTTGACTGCGTGCTGTAAAGCACGTGGGCTTGACGAGAAGCATTGGGCCAAGTTCGTGCCGGAGGTCCGCGTATTCGGGGATGATATAATAATTCCCGAATGGGCCTATACGACAATGCTCGAACTTCTTGAGCATCTACGGTTTAAGGTTAATACAGCCAAGTCTTTCGCAGATGGAAATTTCCGCGAAAGCTGCGGCGTTGACGGCTTCAAGGGTTACGATGTAACTCCTGTTAAAGTCAAAGCCTTTGCCGAGTCAGATCGCCCAGGATCAGTGATCTCGGCGGTTGATACAGCGAACCTTCTGCACAAGAAGGGACTCTGGTATACCGCTGAGGCACTCCGATCGTCGGTCGACAAACTAATCTCGCGATTAGTCCCTGTCGTACAGACTGGTTCTGGGTTCTGGGGCGACGAATCCTTCGTTGGTCCGAAACTTGATCACCTAAAAAGGAGATGGAATCATGACCTCCAAAGAGTGGAAATGCGAGCCTTTCAGCCAAAAGCTGTTAGCCGCAAATCTCGTCGCTTCGAAAGTCACGCCAACTTACTTCAGTACTTTACTGAAGATCCATCTGGCTCAGTTATTACTAACTGGGCTAGTGGTTTTATTGACGTGGCCGATGCCGGCATAAGCCGGCGGTGGGTTGCCTTCGGGACGCCGTAAAAGGTGTTCCGAGGGTGTAGGCGAATAGCCTATGGTG